AAGGTTTCGGCCTTATCCCCGGGGTTTGTGCTCCACCTGCGCATTCCTCGGCGGATTTAGGTGCTCCCGACGATGAGCGGTTTCCACAGCAGCGGGTAGTGCCGGCTGGGAAGTGGTTGGCCGTTGTGAAACACGGTCGTAAAGAGGATGTTGGGGCTTCCGGGTACGGTGTAAGCTGGCGTAGTAAACCAGTTGTCTGTACGTCGGTTCCCTTGTAAAGAGGACTACTAAATAGCCTCCAGGACCTCTGTTGAGATCTGTCTTGGTTAAAATGGCGGAGTTCTCAGAAACCGGCTTAAGGACTGTACGTCCCGTGGCATTGTGGTTCCCATTCCTCTCTAGTACCGCTCTAACGTCGAAAGACCGTGCGACTCCCGTGCTCACGTCTATAAAAGGAAACTGTGGGGGGTTCAAGAACAAGATGTCGGGAAAGTTTTCAAAGCCAGTTCTGCTCTTCTGGTTCCCCTTCTCGTTTGGGCCTCGGCCTTCTCAAGAAGTCTTGTTCCTCGGTCCTGTGACCGAGTCTTTTCTGTATAAGAGGCGCCGTCAAGGCAAGAGCGGGTGTCTTGTCGCCCTTGACGTTAATTCACAGTCGCCCCCTGGTTCAGGACCGCCCCCAGGTAAAACAAAGACGGACCGGCCCGCCGGTCGTAACGGTGTTAACCCAAACACACTCTTGGGTTGTAAAAGAGAGGCTCGCAATGGGAGGGTTGCGAGGGCCGTGGTGCGTTTACTTTGCCACGACCAGGGAATGGAGAGGGGTTCAAGGCCCTTACCTCCACGGATTCGTTGCGGTCAGCTTCGTTCCGCAATCCGTTCCGTTTTCCCTGATCTGACCCCAGTTCAGGAGCTCAGCGTGAAAACTGCACAAAAGTTAGAAAAGAAACCCTGTTCTCGTTGCGAACAGGAGGCAATGGACATTCTGAGACGATACGAAGAAGCACGGTACGAACCCCAACCGCCTGCGGACATGGAACATGTCCAACGGTTTAAAGTCGCCATGCGGTGCAACGTTCCGCGTGGTTGGAACCTGGGAGATTACCCGTATATACCGACGGGTAATGCGTCGTTGTTCCATACAAGAAGGGAGGGAGGAACCTGGCGAGTCGAGCCTTTCAGTCCGCTGTGCCGGACTGAGTTGGTTTACAGCTCGGGCAAACCTCGTGTTGTGACTCTTTACTCGAGTTACAATGCTGAAATCCTCTCTCCCTTGCACACTGCGTTGTATTCGACGCTCCAGAGGAATGGTTGGCTGCTTGTTGGGAGACCCACCAATGAGCATGTCAAGAGCCTCAGTGGGAGTGGTCCATTCGTAAGCGTGGACTACTCTGCGGCCACAGACAATATCCGGGTGGAGTATTGTCGTGCTATGGTTGAGGTGCTGCAAGAAAAAGGCGTGGGGTTGACACCCGAACAGGTCAAGTGCCTTCAAGTAGTCGCTGAGCTTCGGCTCCCCGGCTCGGGGGAGGTTGTCGCACGTGGGCAACCGATGGGAAGTCTGATGAGCTTCCCGCTGTTATGTCTCATCAACAAAACAGTTGTCGACCTTGCGCTTGTGGACATGGCGTCCACGGGTAAGATAACCTGGAAGGAATTCCGGGCGCATCGCTGTCTCATCAACGGCGATGATCTCTTGTATCGGGAGTTGAACAACTCTTCCGATCGCATCTTGTCTGGTATCCTTGGTCATGGTTCCCGCTGTGGCCTTATCGTCAACGAGGAGAAGACAATGGTGTCTCCCGACTGGGCAGAGGTAAACTCCACTGCCTTTTTCCAGGGGAGAAGAGAAAAGAAAACGAATGTGTCGGTGGTTGAGTGGTCAAGTCAGGTAACCGATCCTGTCGGCTTTTTGGTCGACTCGGTGAGACGACCCAGCACTTTCCGTCGCTTGCTCTCGAATTGGGCTAGGCCAATTCGCAATGCGCTGAAGAAAGTTCAAGGACCTATCCCTCCCCAGTTCCTTCGGGAGCTGTGGAGGTTTAAGGGGCCCCTGACTTGGCTACCTTCGCCACCGCCTAAGACACCGAACCCCTTCCCGATCGCACCCCTGCCTGAAGGGTACGGTTTGACTCGCGGGGAGGAAGTTCGCTGCATCTCAGAGCGAGTAGTCAGGCTGAAACTATCGGGGTATATTCCTCCAAAACCTGGGAGGTGCTCGACCGATAGTGGAGAGGAGCAGTCGATGCAGTCTGCTCTTAGAAAAGAAAAACCATGCGTGGAAGACTCTATCCTGAAAGTCCTCGCCGACGCATGGGAGAAGAAAGTCAAAGAAAAGTTGTGGCTTGAGGACGATGTCACGCCTGCGCTGACAACGTGGGCCTGGGATGAAAGACCTCGTATCCAGGTTTTGCTGGATGGTCTTTCGGCATTCAACAAAGGAAAGTTGTTGGCATGCGCGATGCCGGACGCAGGACTGTCGTGTCCTGGGGACGGTGAGCCGTCTCGCGTGGAAGGGGTTCTCGACTACATCGGCTTGGAGTAGACCGGTGGC